AGTATATAACCACAAATGCTATCCATAGAGAATGGATTAGATTTAGTAGTAATGAACGCAGAGTTACCTGACTTAGAAAAGTATTTTAGTGTAGCTGTGATTAAATTAGTTTCCATAACGCAATTTTGTATTAACACCAACAACCCAATGCGGGGTGTTTTAAGTGCGTTGTATAGCGGGGGTCATTGAGTGTGTTGGTTAGTACGCTCACAAAACCTGTTAAAAAAAATTTTTTTTATTTTTTATTTTTTATTTAAAGTTTTTATATCTTTGCACTGCAACATTATTCATCCCCCGGTAACCATAAAAGGGATTAGACATCGGATTGTAGTCTCAAATAGAGATAGAGTTTTCTCCGGTAGTTGCAAAAGAGTTAACGTATAAACTCTAGTTAGGATACAATGCACACAGGTAAGTGCGATGAATTAACATCAGTTTTAGTATCCTTGGGTCCCGTAAAACGGAGCACTGCTAGAGTGAAATCACAACTTGAAAAAGAATTCCCAAGGGGGAGAGCTATATTTTCTCCACAGATGCTTGGAAATGTAAAAAAATTGTTTATATATTTGCATAAAAAGTATATAGATATGAATTTTAAACCAAGCGGAAGCTGGATAGTCCTTCCGGACCCAGTAATTACAGAAACAGAATCAGGAATAATATTAGATGAAGCTACGGCTATGGAGAACTCTAAACGATCAAACGTTTTGGAGGCGCTAGCTGTTGGACCTCATTGTAACTTTGTAGAAAAAGGTGACACTGTAATGGTAGATCCTAGATCAGAAGCTGCAAGAACAGAAATAGATGGTAAATTATACCTAATTATTTCAGAACATCAAATATTAGGTAAGTGGTAACAGGACAAGTTACTCTAAGTTTAGAAGATTACCACACTTTACTAGAGGCATCTAAAAAGGCTGCAGAATTAAGACAAAACACTGAACTAGTATTAAAAGAGTTACAAGTGTTTTTGTCGTTTATGACTACACGTGCAGAAATAGAACCGTACATAGTAGAGTTTAACAAGCAGTCTAAGACATCTGTTATAGAAATAAACGGGGGTATTGCAAAAATTAAAGAAAAATGAAAAGAAAGATAACAGTAACTATGGATACTACGTATAAATACGTACAATTATGGAATGGTATTTTTAATTTAACAGAAAAAGGACTACAAATACTGTCTGCATTTATAGATGTACAGATAATTACAGAAGAAGACAATTTTTGTAGTGTAAAAAACAAGAAAGAAGTAGCAAGAATAGTAGGTATTAAAGATTACAACACCTTAAATAACTATATTAAGAGATTTAAAGATAAAGGTGTAGTATCTAAAAAGGATAATAATTATAAATTAAATAATTTACTAAATCCTAATACATCTTCTGTAGAAATAATAATAAATAAAGGATAATGAAGATATTTGAGCAGATAGTGCCATCATATTTTGAGATAGGTGATATGGAGATTATAATTTTACAAGATACTATGGGTAATTGTTTAACTATAAAAATTAACTACTATGAGTGATGCTGAAAAACCAGTAACACCATCATTATTTAATATGATTAGTTCTTTTGCTAGAGATCTAAAAGAATATGTAAAACAAGGTGCACCAAATGTTACAACAGAAGATTATATAGAAAGATTAGAAGAATGTAATAGATGTGAGCATTTAATAAGAGATAAAATGAGATGTGGATTATGTGGATGTTTACTAGAACACAAAGCAAAGTGGAAAACAACTAGTTGTCCAGACTCAAGATGGAAAACACAAATATTAGATGGCGAAAGACAAGAAAGCGATAATACAAACGCTAGCAACTAAATATAATTTACCTTTAAAAAAGGTAGAAGAAATAGTAAACCATCAGTTTAAGTTTGTAGAAAAGATAATGAAGAATGGAAAGTTTGAGATGGTAAGATTACCATATTTTGGTAAATTTTCTGTAAACCCTAAAAGGGTAGAACATATAAATAAATTAAAAGATGAGTCTGAGGGATGATTTAATACATATAATAGATAACAGAGCTACACCTAGTGCATATGCATTGACTGTAAACGAGTTTAAAGATTTAACAGTAGAAGAGTTAGCTTTTGTATATTTTACAACAGATCATAAGTCACCTTTTTCTGTATATGAATGGGAACAACGTGTAATTGAAGTAAAAAATAGTATATTTGGGAAAAAGAATAACTTTAAACCAAGCGCAAAAGTTTTAGCAGCTTGTGAAAAGTATGATAAATTAATTGAAACCTCAGCTGTTAGATTACTACGAGCAGCAAGAGAATCTGTTATAAAATTAGAGAAGTATTTTAGAGATATAGACTTAACTTTAGTAGATGATAACGGCAGGCCTATTTTTCATGCAAAAGATTTAATTAGTAATTTAGAAAAAATGGGTAAGGTAGTAGATGGGCTTAGAAACTTAGAAGAGATAGTAAAGAAAGAAGAACAAGCAGCTAATACTAATAGAGGAGGTATTGAAGTAAATAAATATAGTATGTAATGGATTTTTTAGAAGATTTAGAGCTTTATGAACGAGCAATGCAAAATGCTTACTTGTTGATAACTAAACGTAAAACTTTAGATGACATTTATTATAATTTAGAGGCTGATGAGTTAGAAGATTTTCCTTTACCTTTTGATCCTCTACAAACTGATGGTAGAAGCGCAGATGTAATAGATGTTGTAATAGAATATTTTACAAGTACAGAAGAATACGAGAAATGTGCTCATTTAGTTAAGATAAAAAATAAATGCTTAAAAAAACAGACAGGGTCAGACCAGCAGCCATTAACTTTATAAATAATGGTTACTACACATCTGCACTTCCAGGCACTCGAGAGTACTATGAGTTTTGGGATGAGGAACAAGACAGATGTATGTATGGTTATAAGGTAGGAGATTTAGAAATAACTGGATTTCATTACTTTTATTTAAACTATTGTCCTATTGATAGAGCTGTAGATGAGTTATTACCTGATGGCACAATGCAAGCAAAACGTGAGCGAACATTCCCTAGATTTTATGACGGAGATTATGAATATTTCCACGAGATAGATAAAGCAAGAGCAGCAAATAAACATATGATAGTTTTAAAAGCAAGACGTAAGGGATATTCTTACAAAGCTGGATCTATGCTTGCTAGAAATTACTTTTTTGTTAGAAATAGTAAAAACTTTGTATTTGCATCTTCTAAAGAATTTTTAATTGGTGATGGACTACTCTCAAAAGCTTGGGAGTTTTTATCTTTTATAGATGATCATACTGCATGGTCTCAACCAAGATTACGAGACAGAGAAATGCATAAAATGTCTGGATATAAGAAAAAAGTAAATGGAATGGAGATAGAAATGGGTTTAAAATCCCAGATTATAGGTGTATCTCTAAAAGATAATCCAGATAAAGTAAGGGGTAAGGCAGGTGAGCTAGTATTTTTTGAAGAAGCAGGATCTTTCCCTGGATTACTAAAAGCATGGGAGGTAACAATGCCAACAATGAGACAAGGTGCAAAAACATTAGGAATGATGGTAGCATTTGGTACAGGTGGTACAGATGGATCTGATTTTGAGGCTATGGAAGAAATATTTTACAATCCAGCAGCATATGATTGCATGGATTACGAGAATATATGGGACGAAGGAGCTATGGGTACAAGATGTGGGTACTTTATACCAATACAAAAAAACTTAGATGGATTTATAGATGAAGAAGGTAATTCTATACAACAAGATGCTATAGAATATGAAGAACAAATGAGGGAAAAGAAAAAAGGGGCTGCAGATGCAAAATCTTTAGACCAATATATAGCTGAGCACCCCTTCTCCCCTCAAGAAGCAACACTACAAGTAACAGCTAATTTATTTGACATTGCATCATTGCAAGAACAATACAATAATGTAAAAGCTAGAAATTTACAATCAATAGGTACTGCAGGTAGACTATATCACAATGAAAAAGGAGAAGTTAAGTTTAAAATAGATGGTGATTTAAAACCTATAACTAAATTTCCACACAGAAAAGATGATGATAAGACAGGAGCAATTATAATATACGAAGCGCCATATAAAAATCAAGAACAGCAAGTACCTATAAATTTATATGTAATTTGTCATGACCCTTATGGTCAAAATCAATCAGCAGACTCTATGTCATTAGGATCTGCATATGTATTAAAAAGACCTAACAATTTATCACATCCTGATGATATAATTGTAGCATCATATGTAGGTAGACCACA